GGCATCGAGTTTAAATCTTCTTGCAGAATTAACATTAAATTCTAAATATGTATCTGCTCCAGTAAGTTTAGTTGCTCCATTTACCCATTGAAGTTCCTGACCAGCAGTCTTTATTTTTAAAGCGGCATTGTTTACTTCAACATTTTGACTTGCATCAATGGTGAGTGCAGTATCACCATCAGTATTAAAAGTCATAGCATCTGTGCTTTGATTGTAATTTATTATTCCAGAGCTGGATAATGTACCATTTGAAAATATAATTCCACTTTGCTTATCGCTGGGTGTTAATAACTCTAAATAAGTATGGTCATTTTCTTCTATAATAACTGAAGCATTTGTATCGGCTGTAGTAAGACTTGCATCAGATGTCATAATGTGAAGTGTTGTGTCGGGTGATGCACCTATACCAACCCCAGAGTCTTTAATAAATACAAAATCTGAAGCATTAACTCTTAAAGTCATTAAATCAGCAGAACCATGATTTTGATAAGCTATACCACCAGCATCTACATCACTCGCATCACCAAAATCAATAACGCTATATCCTGTTGCACCAGAAATTATAGCTAATCTTGATTGGTCTCCTGAGTCATCATTATTCTGTAGAACAAGTTGATGTCCAGCAAATAGTGTTGGCAATGTTCCAGCACCATTCACAATAATCATATCGCCAGTTAATACTTCTGAATATGCCATTGAACCACCACCATTAACAGTTAAATCACCTGCTATGGTTACATCCCCAGATATTGTACCGCCTGCGAGAGATACGTTTAGTCTATTGTTTGTAGCATCTAAAGCCGCATTTAAGGCTTCTTGTGTTGTGTGAGAAAATGCATTTACTGCATCTCCTGAAGAGTCAAGAAGAACTTTGTTAAGAACTTCTTTGCTTGTAAATTTATTAATGTCTGACATAATTTATCCTATATTCCTCCACCACCGCTTAAAAGCATTTATATTGGTTAAACTAAGGTTGGAACCTTTACCACTCTAGTGCCACCTGTTTTGTCTTTTTTCCTAACGCCATATCTCTGTACGGCTTCTTTAAAATTTCTTTCGTGTTTGCTAGATAAAGCCATTGATGTCTGCATCATACCTGCATCTGTAGCAGTACCTGCCCTATCCATATATAAACATTTTTTTACATAATCAACTACCGCTAATTCTAAAGCATTATCTATATCTAAGTTATCTGTCACCGCTGTAACACTATCTGGCTCAGCATAATATTGAAGAACTAATCCCTCTACTAAGTCTTCCTGTATTGCTTTTAATTTTTTTCTTGCAGATGTATTGTTATTACCAGATGAATCTAGTTCTGATAATACTGCAATCTTATCACCTTCTATCATATACATCAATTGATTTTCTGGGTACTTTATATTACTAACAAAGGAACCAGTTCCTGAGGTCGTTGTTGATATACTAGCCGCTGATGGCCCAGAACTTATTACATAACTAGAAGATGTAACCGCTCCAAAATTAGAATTTGTAATTGTAACTAAAGGAGCTGAAAGAGAAGTGGTAAATTCGTCTAAGGCGTTAATAGCACTAGAAGTTGCTGTTGCTATAGTATTAGCCCCATCACCAGAAGATACTGTTACTTTTACTATAGTAACACCAGAAATAGACGGAGCACTATCTCCAGACTCTCCCCACCATATAAGATAAGGTTTTTTTGAAAATCTTGGCTTTACAGTTTCATCTAAATTTACTCCGTTTATTAGTACATAGTCACCTGCAATAGCAGAGCCAACTCCGGTTATAGTCAGTGATGTTACTTCTTTTAATAGTGCCATATTAATTAGGTGTGTTTAGTTTGTCTTCATTAGCTATATCAGCTAATAATAAATCTTTCTCTATTAGTCTAGGTACTATAATATAATCACCTTCATTATCAAGTCCGTAGACCCTAAGTACCTGATTTACTTCTATTGCATTACCACTTGCATCTGTAGCTCCATCTGCTAAATCATAATACATCTTACCAGATTCTAAATTTATTTTAGCTGTAACTACTTTTGTTTTATAAGTACCTATTTCAACCAATGCGTCGTTTATTAAATTTAATATATAAGTTTCTGGAGCACTTGGAAATATCTGTCTAACTCTACTTATTAATTCTTTTACGCTTATGGAATGAACTGCCATATTAGTCTACTAGCTTAGCTAGCCCCTTGTCATAATCTTGTTGTAATTTAATTTGTTTCTTTTCATAAAATGAGTACTTTGCATTATTGTAAGCAACTCTCTGACTAGACTCTGTAGCGTAATTATTAACCATTTCAAAGTCTTCTCTATCTGCATTTGTTTTTAAATTAGTTAATGCGGCTGATGCATTTGTCATAGGAGACACATCTCCCATTAAATTATCCAAAGCTCTTATTGCGGCATACAATACAACCAAATGCTCTGCTTCATCTGGAAAGTCTGCTATAGTACTTACAGCACTAGCATCAACAGTTGGGAATGCAACAAACTGCACATCCGCTGTTTGACTAGCTGTAGGTGTAGGGTATACTTCTAATACATTATCATATAGGAGATAAGCCGGGTCTGTAGCCGTAGCATATTCCATATCTGTAGTGTCTTGTATCCTGCCTCTTTTAAAACTATCTACATATCTACAAGGTCTTTGAACTCCACTGCTATCTGCATCAACTCTAAGTACGTTTATTATTCTACCCTTAGTATCAATACTTACCAAAGTTGATGTAGAATTGTTAAGAGTTGCTTTGTCAGCACATTTATAAAGCATAGATGCCGGTAAGGCATTTATAATTTCTTTAGCACCGGCTGTCATAGAATCATCCATAGCAACTTGGTCTGAAAATGTGCCAATTAAATCTTGTATCTGTACGTCAAAATTAGCCATTTAATGCCCCTGCCTGTCTTACCTTCTCTTTCCAAAACTTATTACTTTTTTTAATCTTATCTTTATTAATTTTATTTATATGACTATCCATACTAACTTGAGAAAATTCTATATCACTTCTCTTCCCTATCTCGCTTTGCATAAATAAATTAGTAGTATAAATAGGCTCAGAAGCTTTGTTGCCACAGCTTCTGCAATAGAACCATTGTTCTAGGTTTGGTGTCTTACAATGTATACAATTCATATTTACATATGGGGGCATCGTAAGACACCCCCATACCTTTACTTTAATCTGTTAAGATTCGTAAGTCCATGAAGATGCATCATCCATTTCTTTTATGTACCAGCCGTCTGCTGTTCCATATTTTACAGAAATAACTGCACCTTTTTTAGCACCTGTGCAACCGATATATTTTCCATCAGTAGATGCGGCTTGACCACAACCACCTAATAATTTATCACTAGCATTAGGGTCTAGTCTTAGATACTCTGAGGAACCTAAGTCTATTCCAAGGACTACTTTATACTCAAGACCTGTAGCCACAGCAGGTAAAGTAACAACAACATCTGCTTTATCAACGATATGAACTCCACCTACGTCTGCCGCATTATCTAATGTGACAGCACTACTGTGATATTCTACATGGTTTGCTTTTACAGCGACTCCCTCTAAGAAAGAACCACTATTTTGTTCTAAATAACTTGCTCTAGCCATTATTAAACTCCTTGTAATTGAATTAACATATGACTTTCAGGAAGTGAAACTTCTAATCCAGCCTCAGTTAAAATCATATCTTTACGAAGGTCTTCGTCAGCAGACTGAACGTTAGTCATGATTTGAGTGTCACGATTAACCCCATTACCTACCAATGGTCTGTAAGCTACATTATCCATATCAACCATACATAAGAAACCAGAAGCAAAACCTCTGAATAGAGGCTCTTTAACTAGGTTCATTGTACCGTGGATAGTTTCAATTTGAAGAACTGTATGCCCAAAAGAACCTTGGGTTTTTTCCATGTTGTACCTTAAGTTAGATACATCATTAACAGTAGAACTTGTTCCTGACATTAAAGATGTATTTAAAAATGCATCAGCTCCAAGTTTATTGAAAAATGTAATTACTGGCAAACTAGCTAATGCTAATTTTGAATCTGAACCACCACGTGCTGGGTCATAAACAACTTCAAAATCACTAAGAATTCTGTCGTATGTTAACTGTGCCGTTGTTGCACTTCTAAAGTATGGTGCTCCTGAACTATATGCTAAGTCGCTTGTTCCAGTAACTGCTGTTCCATTTGCAAGAATGTGTCCAGCTATACCTTCAGAGTATTGAATACCTCCTGTAGATGCACGCTGGCCAAAAAGCATAGCACGCTCAATATCTACTTTATGCTCACGAAGTTTAAGATTCCAAATTCTTTGGAACTCATCTGCGTAACCACGATAGCGAGTTGCTCTTGCAGTATTAGACATTTCACAAGCTGTTTTAAAGATTTGAGTAAACCCGAAATCATTATCTAGCTCTTCTGAGAAAACGTCTGGTGCTCCAGAACCTTCTCCAAAAGATGTACCAATAACAGTACATTTTGCATTGTCAACAGTTCCACTTGCATCTGCTCCTGAAATAGTCTTTCCAGTAAAAGAGGTATCTGACGAACCTATTATTGGATTAGACTCTATTCTTACGATTACTGGGTCTGAGACACTAGAGTTTTCTTGACCAATAACAAATACCATACCCTTGATAAGCCAATCTACTGAAGCTCCACCTGAAGTATCTACGTTATAAATTAATGAAGAACCAGCCGCAGGGATGGTTTCTTCGCCTTTGAGTAAGAAAGAACGGTCTGTCATAGAGATTTTTGTTCTATCTTCTAAAAATCGGAATTGTGGGTCATCCGTAGGAACTTTAGCTACCTTTGAGAGATACACGAAAAATGGTGATTCATCTGGAGCCAAGTCCGCCACACGGTCACTAAAGTTGAATAACCTACGAGTATGATAGCCAGAAGCGGCTGAACCCGGGTCACCAACATTTACAATTCCTTGATTGTAAGTCGACATTTAGGACTCCTTGTCTATATTTTAGTATTTCTTGACGATTTCATAACTCCTTGCCACACATCATCTAGCTCATTTGGTTGCTCAGGTGCAGACCCTTGAACTACTCCAGCCGTAGTTGGAATTGTTTTGGTCTTCTGAACAGCTTCTAAGTTTGGAGATACTCTTTCCTCACCGCCTTTGTACTTTCTATATACATCAACTAACATGTCCAAAGGAAGGTCTTCCCTAGGTGTAGTCGCAAATTGTATAAAGTCATCAGCCATTTGAGGGTCTGTTATTCCGTGCTTACTAGATAAATCTTGTTTCAAGTTACTTATCGCCATTTGCTGTTGAAACCCTGCCATCTGTTCTTGAACAGCTTGCTGAGCAACAGCTTTTTCTTGTTCTACCCTCATCTCATATGAAGGTGAACCCGGCTTGTAATAAGCTTCCCAAGGGTCAAAAGAATCTTCTGTAACCTTAGGGGCTTCTTCTTTACTAGCCGTATTACCACTCAAAGTGTTTCTCATCGCCTCAACTACGTCAGGTCTATCTTGTAGAACTCTTCCTAGTTGTTCGTATTTACGAAGCTCCTCGAGTTCATTATTAAGCTTTTCATAATCAGCGGTTTTCTTGTCGTACATTGATTGAAACTTTTTAGCATCATCAACAACTTCCTCAGTAGGTTGTACTGGTTCTCCACCAACTTGTACAGGCTCAACAACTTCTTCTAAAACTTCGCCTTCCACTCCTTCTATTGTGGTATTTTCGTGCATAGTGTCTTCCATTATTTTCTCCGATTTCTTTTAATTTAGCATCACCTATTTAAAGATGTCTATAAAAGCAGAACCGGGTAACGTTCCCACTACTTCT